GCCGCTCCGGCTACCCAGAAGACGAGGTCGAAGCCTTCCGGGAAGGGTTCGTCAAAGCCCGTGGGCGCAGCCCAGAGCGCTACACCGCCGGTTGGCGAGCCCTCGACACCCAGCGCCAGCGCAACAACGCTGCTTCGTGAGCGGGTCCTGCGCGACCTGTGGGAGATCCACTACAGCGCGAAGCTGTCATGCGACCACCGATCACGCCTCGCTGCACTGGCCCAGATCGCGAAGATTGGAGGCCTGAATGACGCCAAGCCCACTTGAGCTGGAGCTGGCCAGCCGGGTACTCGCCCGGCGTCGGCTGATACCGTTCATCCTGCGGATTAACCCCAAATACCTGGTCGGCTGGGTCCACGAGGATATCTGCCGGCGCCTGGAGAAGTTCAGCGCGGACGTGGCGGCCGGCAAGAACCCCCGCCTGATGCTGCTGATGCCCCCGCGGCACGGTAAGAGCGAGATTGCCAGCCGGAACTTCCCCGCCTGGCACATGGGCCAGTACCCCGACCACGAAATCATCTCCTGCTCGTACAACGTGAGTCTGGCCATGGGCTTTTCGCGCAAGGTGAAGCAGATCATTGAGGATCCAGCGTATGTACAGGTGTTTCCGGGTGCAAGACTTGATCCAAAGAACCAATCCACCGAGGAATGGGCGCTTGAAGGCGCTCGGGGCGGCTACGTTGCTGCTGGTATCGGTGGCCCGATCACCGGTAAAGGTGCGCACGTCCTGGTTATTGACGATCCAGTCAAGAATGCTGAAGAGGCAGACAGCGCAGACCAGCGCGAAAAGGTCAAGGAGTGGTACAACTCGACCGCGTACACGCGCCTGGCCCCCGGCGGCGGGGTCCTGATCATCCAGACCTGGTGGCACGACGACGATCTGGCCGGGTGGCTGCAGACGATGATGAAAGAGGGCCACGACGACGAGCACGTGGACCAGTTCCAGGTGATCAAGTACCCGGCCATCGCCGAGCACGACGAGTGGCTGGACCCGGAGACGGACCTGATCGTCGAGGAGAAGCCTGACCACCCGGACGCCCGGCTGCTGCGCCACAAAGGCGAGCCGCTGCACGCAGCCCGGTACGACCTGGACAAGCTGCTGCGCATCAAGGCCCAGAACAAAGGCGGCCGGTGGTGGTCAGCCCTGTACCAGCAGAACCCGGTGCCTGACGACGGGGCGTACTTCCTCAAGGAGCACTTCAGGCGCGCCCAGGTGCCGGTGAAGGAGAAGTGCAACGTGTACATCGCCTGGGACTTCGCCATCAGCGAGAAGAAGCAGAGCGACTACACCGTAGGCACCGTGGGGCTGCAGGACTCGGATGACCTGCTGCACGTGGCTGACCAGATCAGATTCAAGAGCGGGGATGCGTTTTTCATCGTTGAAGCTATCCTCAATCTAAGTGAGAGATGGTATAGTCCAAACCTATTGATGGGCTTCGAAGACGGTCAGATTTGGCGGGCAATCGAAGCTCTATTAAAGAAACGGATGAAAGAGCGGCGGATTTACCCGTCCATCGTGGTGCTCAAGCCCATCACCGACAAGATGGCTCGTGCCCGGCCCCTCCAGGGGCGGATGCAGCAGGGGATGGTGAGCTTCAGCCTCCACGGTGAGTGGTACGACAGTTGCCGGATGGAGATGTTGAGGTTTCCGGCTGGCGTGCACGACGATCAGGTGGACTCGCTGGCGTGGATGGTACAGATGGCTATCGGGCGTCAGCCCCCAATGAAACCCAAGCACAAGGAGCCACCATCATGGCGGGACAAACTCAAGCTCTCAAGCAACCAGCACAGCCACATGGGGGTGTAGTCCCCTTCATGGTGATGAACCTGAGCCTCTCGGACGCCATCTGCGCCGTAGGCATCCCCTCCCTGGAGATCGGCCTGGCCGCCGCAAAAGCGGGCCTGGTCAAGATCGGCGACGGGGAGGGCACGATCCACTTTGAGTGGAACAAGGAGGCCCTGGACAAGCGGGGTGTCCAGTTCCTCGAGTCCATGCTGCTGAACCTGCGCGCAGCCGCCGGGGTAAGCCAATGAGCTGCCCAGCCTTCGTCTCCCAGACCCTTGCCGTGCGCACCGCTGCGCACCTGGCCCACCTCACCAGCCGCTCGTACGCCCAGCACATGGCCCTCGGGGACTTCTACGATGCCCTGGGCGACCAGATTGACAAGTACGCCGAGGTGTACATGGGCCTGATCGGCAGACAGCCCGCCTTCCCCGCCGTCAAGCCACTGGACTACGACGACCCCGTCGAGCTGGTGGAGGACTACCTGGACCTCATCAAGGATGAGTTCAAAGAGGACGAGAAGGGCAGCCAGGCGCTGCTGAACATCCTGGCCGGGCTCGAAGAGCTGACCGCCCAGACGATCTACAAACTGAAATTCCTCAAATGAACGCCACTGCCACTGCGCCCCCAATCTTTGATCACGAAGAGCTGACAAAGGGGCTGTTTATCGACGCCATCATGGGCCGCGGGCAGCCAGCCGACCAGATGAAGTGCCACGAGCTGACGAAAGTCGGCGTCATGGAGTTCACCGGGAACCAGTGGAACGAAGCCTGGCAGTGGAAGCGCAGCGCACTAGCGGAGTACGACCTCTCCGATCTGCAGGACTTGTACATGACCCTGAAGAGTGAGGCCCAAAATGCCCGTTAATGCAGCAGAAACATACAAGACGTGGCAGCGCTACGCCTGGGTCCGTGACAACGGGCATACAAAATACGTCGAGAAGGCCATCAAGTGCGAGGCCTTCTTCGCCGGCGAACAGTGGAACACCGCTGACCGCGCCGCTCTGGAGGCCGTACGCCGCCCGGTGATCACGGTCAACAAGATCATGTCCACGGTGAGCAACATCATGGGCGAGCAGATCAACAATCGCTCGGAGATCAGCTTCCGGCCGCGCTCCGGGGCGCCAGCGTCCACCGCAGACGTCCTGAACAAGGTCTACAAGCAGATCAGCGACAACAACCAGCTGGACTGGAAGCGCAGCGACATGTTCGCCGACGGGATCATCACCAGCCGGGGCTTCCTGGACGTGCGCATTGGCTACGGGGACAGTATGCAGGGCGAGGTGGAGATCAGCCACCTGAACGGCAAGAACGTCATGATCGACCCGGACGGCGAGGAGTACGACCCGGAAACCTGGGGCGAGGTCTTCACCACGAAATGGATGACCGCCGACGACATCGCCGTGCTGTACAACAAGGACGACGCTGAGGCCCTACGCAACAAAGACCGCTCCAGCTTCCCGTACGGCTACGACAGTATCCAGATGAACCGGGACCGCTTCGGGTACAGCCAGTACCCCATGTACAGCGGGAATTTCGACAACAGCAGCGTACTGCGCAACATCCGGGTGATTGAGCGCCAGTTCCGCACCCTGGACAAGCAGAAGCACTTCCTGAGCCCTGAGACGGGCGATATGCGCCCGGTCCCGGAGGAGTTCGACCGCAATCGCATCGCCCTGTTCGTCGAGAAGTTCGGCTTTCAGGTGGTCCCGAAGCTGGTGCGCCGCATCAAGTGGTATGTGATGGCCGATAACGTCGAGCTGCACAACGACTGGAGCCCCTACGACCACTTTACCGTGGTGCCGTACTTCCCACACTTCCGCCGGGGCCGCACGATCGGCCTGGTGGAGAACCTGCTGGGGCCACAGGAGCTGCTGAACAAGGTTACGAGTCAGGAGCTGCACGTGGTCAACACCACGGCGAACAGCGGCTACAAGGTCCGTGCCGGCGCCCTCACGAACATGACTGTAGAGGAGCTGGAGCAGAAGGGTGCCCAGACCGGGCTGGTGATCGAGGTCAACGGGGATCCAGACAAAGACGTCCAGAAAATCACGCCCAATCAAGTACCTCAAGGCCTTGACCGCATCTCCTACAAGGCCGAAGAGTCCATCAAGACCATCTCGGGCGTTAGTGACTCCATGCAGGGAATGGACCGGGCTGACGTCGCTGCGAAGGCAATCCAGGCTAAGAAACAGGCTGGTTCTACCAATCTGGTCAAGCCGCTGGACAACCTGAACCGCACCGACGCCATTCTGGCCCGGGTCATCCTGAGCCTGGTGCAGGAGTTCTACACCGAAGAGCGCTTGATGACGATCACCCACGATCAGGCCACCGGTGAGAGCGAGACTTTCTCCATCAACCAGCCCAACCCAGAACCAGAAACCGGCAACGAGGAGAGTCCATACCAGGAGATCATCAACGACATGACCCTGGGCGAGTATGACGTCGTCGTGTCCTCCGTACCGCGCCGCGAGACCCTGGAAGACAGCCAGTTCGAGCAGGCTGTGGCCCTCAAGGAGCTGGGCGTGATGATCCCCGATAGCGTGCTGATCGACTCCAGCCGCCTGATCAACAAGAAAGACATCATCAAGCAGATGCAGGGCGACCAGACCTCTCCTGAGGCCCTGGCCCTCAAGGAGCTGCAGACACGCGGCCAGCAGGCTGAGGTGTCCAAAGCCGAGGGCGAAGCAGCCCAGAAGCACGCTGATGCGCAGCTCAAGGCCGCCAAGACCGGTGAGACCCAGGCCAAGACCCAGGAGCTGCTCAACGGCCCCCAGGATGATGGCTCAGGGCAGGCCAAGATGGCTGAGGTCCAGGTCAAGGCCGGTCAGGCAGAGCACAAGATGTCCATCGACGAGCGCATGGCCAACCAGAAGATGTCCCTGGCTGAGCGCGAGCACCAGCTGGAGCGCGAGAAGGTGGAGGGCGACCAGGCCCTGAAGGCCCAGGACATGGCCCAGAAACGCGAGGACGCCCGGGTCCAGGCCATCAGGGACGCCGCCACAGCGGCTGCCAATCCCCCGAGCGGCCAGCAGATTGCAAATCGTTCGCGTTTGCCCACCTCGAAATCGAAGATCTAATTTAGAATCCACGCAGACCAACCGGAGAGCACTACTATGACACCACTCGACCAAATCGCCCGTATCTGTCACGAAGTCAACCGAGCCTATTGCCAGGCCCTGGGTGACATGAGCCAGCCCACCTGGGAGGAGGCGCCTCAGTGGCAGCGCGCCTCTGCCCGTATGGGGGTTGACCTACACACCACGGGCAACTTCGGCCCCGAAGCCAGCCACGTCAGCTGGATGAGCCAGAAGTTGGACGAAGGCTGGAAATACGGCCCTGTGAAGGACGCAGACAAGAAAGAGCACCCCTGCATGGTGCCTTTTGCAGACCTGCCCAAGGAACAGCAGGCCAAGGATTTCATCTTCCGCGCTGTCGTCCACGCCCTGAACGGCCAACCCGTCTAACCCGAGAGCACTACCATGAAGTTCAAACAATTCCGCCTCTACAACGCCGCTGACGCATCTGGGGGCTCAGGCCCTGTGGATCGTGGCGACAACATCCCCGGCGACGACATCGACCCGGACGCGCCCGAC